AGCGAAGATAATCCTTGAAGGGTACAATATTTGTCGCACCCTTGATGAAATCTCTGTTCTCTTGAGCGTACTCAAAGGCTTCTCGCACCATTCGCTCTGCGAGAATTGAATCATAGACGCATGGTTCAACATCTCTGATGAGATAGCCGGGTGTAATGACTTTGGGCTTCACCGACATACTGGTAAGAAGGTGTTCATATTCACAGACTTCCGAAATGATAACAACTGCGTACCCTCTCTTAGCATAACTGTACTCAATAGCCGACCTGTAGTCTGCCTTTGTTTCGGGAGTAATGACATTCGTAATCTTAGAGTTTCTCGCGAGACCTGCGTGGGTTGCCAAGTCACTGTTTCCTCTACCCGGTACTTCCAAGAATACAATTGAATTTGTTGAAATTGCCTCAATGTACGCGCAATCAATGTAACGCGCAAGTTCTTGAACAGCTGTTTGGAAACCAAGGGATTCAAGACCTGGCATATCATTGAAAACCGTCTTAGCGATACCTATGACGTTTGTATCTACGCGATCATCAAGGGCTAAGTCTCTGGCAGACTTCATAGACTCATTTCCACAGATACAATAGAGACGGTCAAGTCCATTAATATTCTTGACAGCTCTATCAACATCAACAAAGTCATAGGATGTTTTCAAGATGGATCCAGGTCCTTCGTCAATGTGTTCTTGATCAAAGTATGTTTTCACATTCTGATTGAGACCTCTAAAGCCATCTGCGAAACCATGAACATGGTTACCCTGACTCTTTTCACGAAGGGTAATAGAACGAATTACAGTATTCACGCCTGGACATACACCACCAGCGGTAAGGATGCCAATGTTCATCTTTGAATTACATACGCGACAAGTTTTTATGTATGTATAATCTATAGGAATGTCTCTGGAAATTGTGACATACGCGAACAAGTCTCAGGGTATGTTTGAAGAGCTTGTCAATAATGAGTTTGGTGTTCCAGTGACTGTATTGGGTTGGGGGACCAAGTGGAATGGGTTCAGTGATAAGTACAAGGCGATGACAAAACACCTTGAAACTAAGAATGACGATGACATTGTTATTTTCCTTGATGGATTTGACACAAAGATCAATAAAAATCCACATGAAGTTGTTGAACTTTTTAAGGAATGTAATTGTAAAGTTCTTGTGTCAAAAGATCCAGAAGTTCCTGGCAAACCTCTCACACACCTGATTTTTGGAAAGTGTGGTGAAAAATCTACCGCCAACTCGGGTCTTTACATGGGTTACGCTAAAGAACTGAAGAGTGTCATAGATGAAGCGTTGGCCGAAAAGTGCGAAGATGATCAAACAAATATAAACACAGTTTGTCAAAAATCTGAATTTGTAAAGGTTGATGAAGAAGAGAAAATCTTTAAAAACTTTGGACCTTTGGACAAGAAACACGAAACCGATGCCATCTTTGTTTCGTACCCAGGTTCTCCGGGATTTGATCGTTACACAAGAGCTATAGTTGAATACACACAATTTTTGTACATGTATATATTGTGTCTAATCATTTTGGGATTAGCTTTCTTTCCACAGAGGCAAAAAGTTTTGTTACCTACATTAGTTCTATTTACAACTTTCTATGCTTTTGTTGCCGATAAGTCATGCACCAAAAGTTAAACTACTCTTTTTTATTTAAAATCACAGTCGTAGTACAAATGTATTTTGATCCCATTTTTACTTCATTTCCACAATGAGGAAATAACCAAGAACATGGATATACCAATACCTTACCACATTCAGGTTTTACCTTTCGTCCGTTAAGAAATTCTGTACATCCACCTTGATGCTCTTCGAGATTATTTAAATAAAATATGATCTGGATGAAGAGTGGCTGATGTAATTCGCCATCGTGATGCCATGAATATTTATCCCCTTCTTTTATTCTCTGTAAATTGTACCCACAATGTGTTATGTTATAAAATCCATTTAAAATATCATTTATTTCCTGAAAATATATATGTTCTCTATCACTTATATCAAAATCCATTTTTAATTTTTCTATATATTTTGTAAAAATGTCATTCATATAAAAATCTAATTCTTTAGTGATAATCCCCCATTCATTTGGATAATTAGAAATTCCAAGTTCTGTATTATATTTTTTCATAGTAATTTCTTCACCATTAATATCATCATATTTGTAAACACCATCCACCTTTCTATCATCAGATTCAAATTTATTTATCATATGTTCGGATAAACCTTTTGGTATAAAATTTTTTATTTCTAGTATGTACTTATCCCACATTAATTATTTCTATTTTTTAAACTTTAATATGTTTACATAAGCCACTTTTGTTTTGAAAAAACACCCAATGATAAAATATATTTTGAGTCATTTTTTACTACATTTCCTCTGTGTGGAAATGTCCAAGTGCTCGGAAAAAATAAAACTTTGCCCGTTTCTGGTCTTATTTTTCTTCCATGCCCAAATTCGGTATTCCCACTATCTAGTTCCAAAGTGTTTAAATATACTATACAGTTGAGCACTCCGATTTTATCCGGACAACTTGGGTTGTCATAGTGCCATACATATTGATCATTTTTTTCTATTTTTTGTATATTATAATTACTAAAAATAAGTTTATTTAAAAATATATCATTGTATATTGGTGGCATTTTTGAAAAATTATCGTAGACATAACAAATGTATTTGTTAAGACATTTAAATAAAGTATCGTACAGTTTATGAGATATATTTACCCATTTTTCATCGCTCGGTGTTACATACAAATCAATCGATTTTTTAAGTGACAAATCCACAATCTTGTTATCACCAATTTTACCTTGTTCCTTATTTTCATCACTTTCAAATTTATTTATGATTTCATGACACAATTCTTTTGGAAGTGCATCTGGTATTTCTAATATATAATTATCCATTATTTATGATTATCAACGTATCTTTAAACACTTTCCATTCTAGCTAGATCATCTATGTCAGTTCTTGACTGATCACGACTTCTTCTTCTAAGAGCCGAAACAGCGTTCAACCATCTCGTCACAGCTCTCTTTGACGCAATCTGTGACGAGGTCTCATCACTCACAATAATACTTAAACCATTACATACATCGGGTTTATTTTGTTTATCTGGGAATTCTAAATTGAAAGCTTCTATAGATATCGCGGGAAGATCTGGAGCTTCGTCCAAAAGTCTATCATATTCTTCGCGACACTTCTTAACAAAATCCAACACACAAGTACGATCCCCTTCATCAAGTGAAAGTTCCATATCAATGTTTCTGTAGAACTTTGAATATTGGACACACATAACAGAATGTCTTTCAGCTAATCTACCACTATCACTGAACTTACCTATTGATGTGAGAATACCAGCAAGAACATTTAGAAACGCGAAAAAGTATTGAACAATCATAATTTTGTTTCTTGTTGCGGGATCCAAATCCTCATTTCCACTTGGATTGAGAACTGCGAAGCCTCCAACCCCTGTTATACTAGCAATCACAATACTAGGATAAGAAAGGTAGTCATTTTGCCTCTTGTAGTGAAGACGGGCGTGGTTGTGAAGCCAACGGTAACCCGCGGCCCTCTCCGCCCACGATTTTAGAAGCTTCTCCTGCTTTTCACACCAGCGATGCGTCTCATCGTGAGCTTCCATTATTTTACGCGCATATTTTTAATCTCTGTAGCCTCTTCTCGGGCGAGACGATCTACTAATTCGTTCTGTGGATGTCCATTATGTGCTTTGACCCATCGCCATTCAACGGTGGTCATCTGCTGCGAAAGAGTATCAATTTCAATCCAAAGGTCCTTATTCTTCACGGGCGCACCAGCTGCTGTACGCCAACCATTCCGTTTCCAATTCTTAATCCACGAAGTTATTCCATTCTTGACATAGTTACTATCCGTAAATAGCCTTATCTCAAGAATGTCGCGTGCGAGACACTGTTGGAGTGCCTTAACGACAGCAGTCATTTCCATCACATTATTGGTTGTTCCATCCTGTCCTCCAGACATTTTGATACCCGCGCCAGCAACTGCCCATCCTCCTGGACCCGGATTACCTAAACAACTTCCATCTGTGTAAATGTCCTGCATTCTTATTTGGTTATGGAATGAATTGTTTAATTTCTTTTCATATTAGTATTTCTGGTCATGTAGAAAAATCCAATAAGACCGAGAATAAGGGTAGCACCCACGATACTGGCGCCTGTTATCTGGATTTGTCTAGCCTTTTTCTTTTGTTGTTCGCGAACAGTGTTCATTTTACTATATTATTAGATTTAAAAATTGTGTTCTTGACAACTTTTAGATCTAATTTTTTATTACGCGAAACGAGACGAGAGTCGAATTTTTATATATTTAAGCCATCAGCAACTTAGTTGGAGAAGGCAAGACCACCCATACCGGATTGGATACGGAGGACGTTGTAGTTAACCGCGAACATGTGCATGTTGGTAACACCGTGGCCAGCTGGAGAGGTGACCGCAACTTGGGCGTTGTCGATGCGGGAGAAGTTGCAGGTACCAGTTGGTTGGTGCTCTTCTGGCTTGAGGGCGAAAGAGTAGCTGTACACACCTGGGTATGGGTTACCAGAGTGGTGGTTGTACGCTTGGACTTGGTTGAAGTACTTACCCTTTTGGGCCTTGAAGCGGTCTTGGCCGTTGAGGACAAGCTTGAAGTCAGTGAGTGGGCCGGCGACTTCCTCAGTGAATGGGGAGAGGGAGCCATCTTCGCCAGAGTAGACGAGTGGGGTACCGACGGTGGAGGTTGACACGAAGCAGTTACCAGAGGTAATCGCGTACGCGTTGGATTCAAGCTTAATGTCGCTACCCGCTGGGTGGAGGGTGAAGTTCCACAATTGCGCCGCAACGTTGGACGCGGTGGTGGAGGAGTCGTTGAAGCACCAGACAAGTTCCTTAACTGGGTGGTTGAAGGAGAGACGCTTGTTGGTGGTGGAGCCCGCGGTGACGGTGTCAACACCGGTGTGTTGGACTTGCTCGATGAGGTATTCGTGACCCTTTTGCGCGAATCGGCGGCGCTCTTCGGTGTCGAGGTAGACGTAGTTGGCCCAGACCTTGAACACGTTAGTGTTACAGTAGCTGGCGAACTTATCGGTCAAATCGAAGTCAATGCGCACTTCGTGGTATTGAAGGGCAATGAGTGGCAAGTAAAGACCTGGGTTGCGGTTGAAGAAGAAGATGAGTGGCAAATAGACGGTGTTACCATCGACAGCAGTGGTCATCTTAGCCCAGTTAGCCTTCTTGGCTTCGTCCAAGTAAAGCTCGGAGTACAAACGCCACCAGCGTTGGTAGTGCTTGTCAATGCGCTGACCACCGATGGAC